AAATTGTATCTGTACAAAACAATCCTACTGTACAAGGCTTGGCAGATGAGTATTTATTATCTAGTGATTTCAATATGTTAGCTGATAAATCTAAACAAGATTATCAATACTTCATTAAGAACATGTTGGAGACACAAGTAGATAATAAACCTTTGTCAAGAACTTATTTAAAAAATATGACTGGTGGGAAAGCTAAGAAAGCATATGAAGTATGGCTAAATCGTGGCATTTCTATGGCTAATCATATATGCTCTGTATCAAGAAAAATGTATTCGTATGGAATGGAGATGGGTTATGTTGAGAGTAACCCATTCTCTACATTTAAACGAAGAACATCAAAGTCTAGGAAAGTTCTTTGGACAAGAGACCAAGTTAAACAATTTTTAGATTATGCATACTCTAATTTTAAAACACGTAACTTAGGTTTAATTGTACAAATGGCTTATGAATGGTGTCAAAGAATAGGAGACATGAGACTTCTAAAATTTGATTCTATTGATTTTGACAAGGGTATTTTGCACTTAGAACAATCAAAACGTAGAGCAATAGTTCACCTTCCAATTAGTGACGAATTACTTGAAATGCTAAAACAACAAAAAAATGACTATGGATTTCAAGAATATGTCGCACCCATGCCAAAGGCGATTAGAGGAGCGTACAAGCCCTATAGCCTTCATGGGGTGTCTAAGATAGGAAGACAAGCTATTGGCTCTGCAGGGCTGCCTAATGAGCTAAGATTGGCAGATTTACGTAGAACAGGTACAACTGAGATGGTTGAAGCTGGTGTCTCAATGGGTCAAATAATGTCTGTTACAGGGCATTCAAATCCTAGTAGTGTAATGCCTTATATGAAAAATACATATATAAGTGCAAAAAAAGCATTGACAATACGTGAATCCGTTGGTATAAGCACAAGGCAAGTGCCGAACAGCTAATATTATATATACATATAAGTGATACATATAAATGAATATATACAGTTATATAAATGATTTACAGTTAAGTGTAGGAGAATCTAGAAGATTAGATTGTCCTAACTGTAAAAGCTATAATACATTTACAGTGACCAATAATATGGGTTCAGTTATGTGGAACTGCTATAAGATATCATGTAGTTTATCTGGAAGTTCTCGTATTACACTCACTGTAGATGATATACGCACTGCTATGAGTAAGCAGACACAACAAGAGGAAGTCTTTGAATTTCCTAATCATATTGTTCCACATGGTAATCGTAAGGCAATTACTGAGTGGTGTGATAAGTGGAAGTTGTCTGCTGATAAACTCAATTTGTACTATGACGTTAAAGAGAACAGAGCAGTGTTTCCTATTGTACACAACAGCAAGATTGTTGATGGTGCAGGTCGTTCATTAGGAAAAGATTTACCTAAATGGAAAAGATATGGAAAAAATAACTTGCCTTATTCTCAAGGACATGGTACAACTGCTGTTGTTGTTGAGGATTGTGTTAGTGCTTCTGCGATTGCAAGCACAAACATTGTGGGGGTCGCTGTGCTAGGAACTTCTCTATCAGAATCACATAAGCAATTTCTATCACAGTTCTCAACAGCAATTATTGCCTTAGACCCCGACGCACTAGAGAAGATAATGCAGTTTGCGAAAGAGTTACGCAACTATGTTAAAAATATAAAAGTACTTAGACTGAAAGATGATTTGAAATATAGACGAGAAGAAGACTTAAATAACTTATATTTCCTAACCCCAAAGGAGTAATACTATGGAACTATCATTAATAAGAAGTTTAATGGACAAGCAATTCTATGATGAGCATAGAGGTGCTAAATGCCCAGACAGATTGTTTAGCAAAGACGTAAGGAAGATAAAGCAAGCACTAGATAGTGCTATGAATACTTACGAAAGAACAGTGACACCTGATGAGATTGAAGCATTATTTATATCAAACAATCCATCAATGACTACTGCACAAAAACAAGCATACTTATCGTTATTCAACCAAATTAAACGTGAACAACCAATGGGAGAAGACGTTGCACAAGAAGTTTTATCTAAACTATTTCAACAAGTTGTGGGTGAGGACATTGCTAATATTGGTTTTGATTATGTCAATGGTGCTCAATCTACACTTGAACCTCTTCGTAATATTTTGGAGCAGTATGGTGATGATTTTACTCCTAATCTAAATATCCAATGGGAAGACATAAGCATTGATGCCTTGCTATCTAAGAATGATTTAGAGGCTAAATGGAGTTTTGGTATACCGAGTTTGACTAGGGTTGTTGAGGGTGTAAATGCAGGGCATCTAATTGAAGTGGGTGCTAGACCTAACACAGGTAAGACATCTTTTCATGCTAGTTTGATTGCATCTCCCGGTGGCTTTGCACATCAAGGTGCTAGATGTATTATACTGTGTAACGAAGAGGGTGCACATAGAGTTGGAGCAAGATACTTGACTGCGGCCACAGGTATGTCAATGCATCAAGTTAAAGACAATCCACAAAGGGCACAAGAGTTATACAACCCTGTACGTAAACACATAGATATCAAAGATGCATCTAATCGTGATATGGCATGGGTAGAGAGTGTATGTAAGTCCTACAAGCCTGACATTGTTGTATTAGACATGGGAGATAAGTTTGCAAGGTCAGCAGGCTTTGCTAGACCAGATGAAGCATTAAAGGCTAATGCCATATATGCTAGACAGATAGCTAAAGCTCATAACTGTGCTATGTTTTATATGTCTCAGCTAAATGCTGAAGCAGAAGGTAAAGTTGTTCTTAATCAATCTATGATGGAAGGCAGTAGAACAGGTAAAGCTGCTGAAGCAGACTTGATGGTATTGATTGCTAAGAATCCACCAATAGAGGGTCAAGAAGAAGAAGGTCCTGAAAGACATCTCAATGTAGTAAAAAATAAATTGACAGGATGGCATGGTAATGTTACTTGTAATTTAGATTATAGAACAGCTAGGTATACAGCATGAGTATAGACAAAGAAATGAATGTATATACCAAAGAAGATATACCTGACCTTGAGTTTTGGATGGAAGAAGAAAAAAGATTAGCTGATTTGTGTGATAAACAAAATTATCATAAAGATTATTATAGTAATAGCCATCGTAAAAAAGTTAAAAAAATTGAAAAGTTAATACAGCTTATACGGCTATGTAGTATAGTAGAAGATTATGATAGGGGTTTAGCTTTAATAGATGGTAAATTTGTTGTTAGCATTATTACAAACTCATGGAGAACTATTAATAAATCCAAATGGTACAAACACAAAAAAGATTTACAACATTTTGTAAATAATTATATATACAAGGATAAGTCATATGAAGCTAACACTTGATGTAGAGAATACTGTTACTCATAGAGATGGCAAGTTACATCTTGACCCATTTGAAACAAACAATAAACTTGTTATGGTGGGTTGCTTAACAGATAAAGGTGAAGAACACTTGTTTAGAGATGACTTTACAGGTGTGCAAAAACTACTTGATGAAGCAACTATACTTATAGGTCACAACATAGTTCACGATTTACTATGGTTGTGGGAGTGTAATCTAAAGTATGATGGTCCTGTGTTTGATACAATGTTATGTGAATATGTATTACAACGTGGTATCAAAGAACCTTTGTCTCTTGAAGCATGTGCAGATAGATATAACTTGGACACAAAAAAACAAGACACAATGAAAGAGTATTTTAAAAACAAAGTTCCTGTTGATGAGATACCAAAGCAAGAGTTGTCTGACTATCTATCTGCTGACTTAAAAGCAACACAAGAATTATCAGACACTCTATATAAGAAATTAAATACTGAGCAGTACGCAGGACTAATGAATACAGTATTGCTTACAAATAGTGTTGCACTTACATTAGCTAGAATATATCAAGTAGGTTTTACTATTGATGTGTCTAAACTAAATGAAGTTAAGGCAGAGTTTGAAAAAGAAAAAAGTGACATTGAAGCTAGATTGAATAGGCAAGTTCATTATCTTATGGGTGACACTCCTATTAATCTGAATAGTCCAGAACAAATGTCTTGGATTATTTACAGTAGAAAACCTAAAGATAAAACAACTTGGCTGAATAACTTTGTTCCTTACATGGGTAAAGAAGAGTTTAAAAGTAAAATAGAAGAGAATACAGATATAGTATATAAAACTAGAGCACAGAAATGCAGAGAATGTAATGGAACAGGTACAATTAGAAAGGTAAAAAAGGATGGAACTCT